CAACATAGTGGGAATAGCTTCTCCAGAAATCAGTTCTAAATCTTTTTTTCTCTGTTTAAGATACTCTTCATTTTGCGCTATGTCTTTCTGTATTGCTTGCATCTCTTTTATTTTATTTGCAAGTTTGTCGATATGATCAGTTTTGTCTAAAATTTCTGTCTGATCTTTTTCGAAATTAATTTGATTCATCTAAGTCTCCTTTCTCGAATAAATTGATGTGAATCGGGTAGTATTTTCTTTCTTGTTTGTCCCATTTTAATAAATTAAATTTACCATTTGTCATATCAGCAACGATAGAACATGCGACTCCAATAATAGCAGGATCTCCTGTTAATAATAAAAAGTCTTCAGTATTATAATCTTTTAAACCTTTTCTTAATTTAAAGATTAAGGGACCTGGAGAAAATATCATTTGCGAAAGTTCAGGCAATAGAAATTTAAAGGTTCCATATTCAGCAGCTCCTAAAATATTTATTTTAGGCTTTCCGTCTTTGGTACCTGCAATCTCTTGTATTACATATACAATTGGCAATTTAACTTTTCTACTTTCTTCCATTGACATTATATATAAGATATCCTATATATTAAATCAAGTAGAAAGAAGTATGAATTATAAATTTAAGACACCGCCTTATAAGCATCAGCTTACGGCTTTGGAAAAATCCTGGAATAAGGAAACTTATGCCTACTTCATGGAAATGGGTACAGGGAAAACTAAAGTTCTAATTGATAATATTGCGATGCTATATGACCGAGGAAAAATAGATGGTGCTTTAATTATATCTCCCAAAGGTGTGATGGGAACGTGGTATACTCAAGAACTACCCGCTCATTTACCAAATCATATAGAAAATGTGTCAGTTTTGTGGCAAGCAAATATAACTAAATCACAATCACACAAGTTAGGAAATTTATTTAAAACAGATGAAAGACTTCATATTCTCATTATGAATGTTGAAGCTTTGAGTACTCAGAAAGGATTAGCGTTTGCTCAAAAATTTCTCTTATCTCATAAAACCTTGATGTGTATAGATGAATCTACCACTATCAAAAATCCTAGAGCTAAACGAACTAAAAATATTATATCTCTTGCTCCAAGAGCCCAATACCGTAGAATTTTGACAGGATCTCCTGTTACTAAAAATCCCTTGGATTTATATAGTCAGTGTGAATTTTTAAATGAAGAACATTTAGATTTTACTTCTTATTATGCATTTAGAAATAGATATGCAGAAATGAAAACCATGCATGTTGCAGGTCGCTCTATCCAGATAGTGAGCCATTTTAAAAATTTGGAAGAATTAGCTGAACAATTAAAAACATTCTCATATAGAGTTTTAAAAGAAGATTGTTTAGATTTACCTGATAAGATTTATATGAAAAGAGAGATTGAATTATCTCCTGAACAAAAGAAAGTTTATAACCAGATGAAAGAAGAAGCATTAGCTACTCTTAATGGAAAACAAATCACTACTATGACTGTTTTAACTCAATTGATGAGATTACAACAAATTACATGTGGTCATTTTGTAGCGGATGATGGCACAACTCAAGAAATAAAGAGTAATAGGTTAAATGAGCTTTTGGATATTTTAGATGAAGTAGAAGGAAAAGCAATCATATGGGCTCATTGGCAAAAAGATATACAAATTATTAAAGCAGCTCTTATTAAAAGATATGGTCCGAGATCCGTGGTTGATTATTATGGACTCACGCCCCAAGATCAAAGACAGAAGAATAAAGACGCTTTTCAGAATGATTCTAAAGTACGCTTTTTTATTGGAACACCTGCTACAGGGGGATATGGATTAACCTTAACTGCGGCTAATACCGTGATTTACTATTCTAACGGGTATGACTTAGAAAAACGAATTCAGTCCGAGGACCGTGCTCACCGAATCGGGCAGAAGAAATCAGTGACCTATGTGGATATTCTCGCAGAAGAAACCGTTGATGAAAAAATCGTCAAGTCTCTCCGCAAGAAAATTAATATTGCCTCTAAAGTTATGGGTGAAGAACTTAAGGCTTGGATATGATGAATATAAGCAGCGAATTTTTTCTATTAACTATGATGACGTTTTATTTTGGGATTAAGATTTATATGGGGTGGATATAATGGGAGTACCTAAAAGATTAACCGAAAGGCAAAGAGAATTTGCTAGACTTTTAGTAACTAATAAAGGGAGCATGACTAATGAACAATGTGCAGTTGAAGCTGGATATAGTGAAAAATCTGCAAGAATAGAGGCTTCAAAACTACAAAACCCTATTCAATATCCTTTAGTTGTTGCATACATTCAAGAATTAAGGGAAAAAAATTTTGAAGACAACAAACTAGCCATTAATAGAATTTTAGAAGAGTTTTATTATTTATTAAAATCAGCACACGAAAAATTAGGTGAAGATTATAAAAAAGGAAATTATAAAAGAGTTGTAAGAACGATGAATAAATTTAAAGAAGTTTTTGATATGTTAGGATATAATAACACTACTACAATAGTGTATCTTGCCGAAGAGACACGTCCATATAAAACTAATCATTATAAAATAGGTAGAACAGGTAGTGGTGTAGAAAGTAGATCTACAGGAAGAACAGACAATCCTTTTGGTTTAAACTACATGGCTACTTTTGAATATATTCCAAGAAATGGATTTGACTTAGAAAAAACCCTTCATAATTTTTTTAAACGTTTTTCTACATATAATAAAATATACAATACTTCAGCTTCAGAATGGTTTTCTGTAAAAAATAGAAATACAATGAATAATAATTTTAGAAAAATAGGTTCTTATTTTTTATATAAAAATGAATTATTACATACCTATAAATATTATGGAAAGGATGGTTATTTTAAATGAAAATTACTATTCTCGGGGACATTACATCCCCGAAAACGTAGGATATACGCGCGAGGCGTAGAAAATTTTCTAAGTCCTCTATTTTGAATAAATTACAAGCAACATTAACAATAGAATTAAACCGTGATGGTGGTTTAAAGTGCCATTGATTTTATTATAAATTCTAATTATCATTAGGCGTCTCCTAACATTGGTTTATATTGTGTCTTATTATCTTCGTCTTTATAGGCTCTTAAATTCTGCTTTATATTTTCTGATGACTCTGGATTATAACTGACGTGCAACCATCCTGAGTTGGGTTCGTCCGAATTCCAGAACTCGAGGATCATTTGGTCATAAAGAAGGTTGCCCTTGATCCAATTAAAGACCTCGTTGTTGGGCGTGCCATAGATTTCGAAGTCGGCCGCCATCCCTTTGCAATGTTGTGAATCTACGCTGCTGCCGATGGCTGCTGAAAGCTGAGGGCTACGATATCCGCTGGATACACTCACGACGTGATTAAAATGGTCCCTGACAGGCTGTAGGACGCGTTCACAGAGCAATCTTAGGTTCTCCAAGTGGTCAGGACTAGGGTCATTAGAAATGCCCTTCCTCTCAGCTGTCTGTGACTTAGTTAACTCAACTAAGTTAAAATTTTTTGATAGTTGCATAGATTATGCTAGATAATGCTGGAATAATTGTAAGGCTATGGTCCCCACCACAGCTAAAAGAACCCAATAGATTTTGTCTATCTTGCCACCCAAGTCACGAATTCGTAAACTCATATGTTTTAAATGGTTGTTCTTGATACTAGCCACATCTCTCTTAAGCCCTGTAATGTGGCCTTGCAAACTGATAATGTTTTCTCTTACACTTTTGGGTGTCATGTTCTCCTTGCAATCTCTTGTTCAGACGGCGACAATAACGCAGTCTCGGTTCGTGTCAAGCCTGTTTGTGGACTCTTTTGCATTGCTGCAACAGCTACGTTAGGCATAGGGGTGTTAGGTAACGGAGGAGCCTGTGGTTTCTGGCTACTCAAACCTGCTAAAGGATTGACAAGTTTTTTAATCTTCTCTAGACCTTTTTTAATAATACCTGATCCTTCTTCTGGAATAGGATTACCGTTTGCATCATAAAGTGTTTGTCCCTTTGAATTCTTTTTGTATGTAGTTTTGTCAGGGTTGTATCCGTCAGGGAAAAACTCTTTTCGTTTCCACTTTCTTTTAATAGCATCGAGTTCTGTCTTAGGAAAAATAAAGTGTTCATTTTCAAAGAAGAAATAGTCCGTACTCTTTTCGGATTCTTTTTCCATAGCATCTCTAACATACTCTACCTTTTGATCGAACCTTGGTTCAGAATAATTAGTAGGAGTAAAGATCCCTCTCATCAAATTTCTAACCAGAGTTTCATCGGTTCCTGCTTTTTCTAATATTTTTTTAATGGTTCTAGCATCTACATTTAATAGCTTCATGTCTTCAATACGAATAAACATATCCTTTTGTATTCTAAAATCTTCTTCCTGCATGATGTCAAATTCTCTTTCCATATCGCTTGGAGTATTACTGTAATAATGTTTAGCATCGTAGAACCCATCCGCTTCATCAATATCTCTTCTTAAACTATTCAGAGTCGCTGCGTAGTATTTTAAATCGGACTTGGTATCAACTCTAATCAAACGAATTCCAGAGAACAACGCTAACAGTTCATCAAAAGTGTTCACAGGTTTACCACCCTTCGTTAAATCTTTTCTTAGCCCTGCACTTATTTTCTCACTCGTTAACCATACACCTGGTTTGATTCCGTCCATGATGTAAGCGAAAGAGTTATTAATCTTCGTGGAAAGAGTATCTCCTTTAGTATAAACTCTTCCACCTCCAGGCTTTCTTCCTCCTCCAGCAGTCACATCAACCAATCGATCATAGCCTAATGGTTCTGATACGAATGGCTCTAGCACTTCCATAAAAGGTCCTTCAGGACTGAATAAAAGTCCAAGAACATAGTCATCCACATCTTCAGGATTAATATCTTGAGCTGCGGCTTTAGCCATCGCTGCTTGTATAGGTCTTTGTAAAACATCGTATGGCATGAAGTAAGTAAAATTAATAGCTAAGCTTTCTCCATCTTCCCATCCTTTAAGCATCATTAGATCTGCATTTCTATTCCAGCTAGCAGCAAAGGATCTTTTGTACGCATCCTCTTGAGACTCTGTTGTGTTTGTTAAGTACTGGCTCACTTCTGACATTCCTTTTCCTAATCCATAAAGCGTCATGAAAGATCCCATTAATCTTCTAAGTCCCATCTGTCTAATCATTATGTTAGGGTGTGAAGACATCTTTAAACCCAGAGCAATGTTAGTGGTTGTAGTTCTAATCATTTCCGCAGGAAACGATACGAAATTTCCTAGAGGGAATTTTCTTAACGCTTGAATAACGGGTGGTACTTTACTGTAGGTTGGATAAGAATTTCTAATCAAATGAGCTGCGGCTTTATCTAAAGCATCATCCAACGTTAGCTTGGCCCCTGTTATTAAATTTGTTTTATCAAATGGAGCTCCTATATGTCTCATGAATTTAGCGACGTCCTCCACATTATGCAAAGCTTCAAGCAACATGGATCGATCAAATTGAAAGCCATAAAACTTCCAAAGATTATCTCCCCCTGCGTAGACACGTCCGACCTTATCGGCTTGGGCCATGCTCATCATTCTTTCAAATAATTTATCAAAGGTGTTAAGTTTTCCTGTTTTTAATTCTGCGAGTACTGTTTTCATTTCAGTTGCTACAATGTTTTCATCATAGACTCCGAGT